GCGGTCGGACAACAGGCTACTAATGCTGTGACAGGTGCTGCTCCCCAACCTCAGCAGCCCGGTCCCCAGACTACTCCTCAGGCGGGGGTGACGGGCTAATGCTACGATTCTTAGATTCTATGAAGTGTGAATGCGGGCATGTTCTTAAAGATCATACGACTTGGAAAACAGCGTGTATTTGTGCCGCCGGGAATGGGTGTCAGTGTGAGAGATTTATGCCTGCTCTTGAAGAATGTGGGATGACGGGATGACCAACATGGCTCCCGTTAAGGACCCCCAGAAGGAATACATAGACCGGATGACGGCTGTCCTAGCCTCCCTAGCCCAGACTCCAGGGTGGGAGATGTTTGTGGACGTGTTGACAGATATCCGAGTGCGTAAGGTTGCTCAACTCCTCGCCATAGGCACCAAAGACACCTTTGATTTCGATCGTGGTGTCATAGCGGGGATAGATCTTCTCCTAAGTCTCCCTGGAATATACAAGAACCGTACCAATCCCCCTATTTCCAATTGACAATCCCCCTTTTTCATGTTTAAATACCCTTATCGGTCGGAGTTGTAGCCTATGATGAAGAATTTCAGGCTCTCATTCGATGAGCCTATTGTTCAGAATCTACTCCCACTTAATAGAATCAGACGAAAGGGACCGGTGAACGGTCCAAAGGTTGATACCGGCATGGAGATGAAGGTCTCAGGGAACCTGGAAGCCAAGAGCCAGGATGAAGGGTCGAAGTTTTTCAAGAGGAAGATCAAGAATGCTGGTGGCTATCCGAATATGAGTAAGCAGCTTCCTGTGAAGCCCTTCCAGAAGGCTAAGGACGAGGATATCAATGTCTAAGCCTCGGGTGGCGGATGACGTTCAACAGCCCATGGAGTATGAATCCAAGTGGGAAGACCCCCTCTCTGATGAACGCCCTGAGGAACTGAGGCGTCAAAAGGGTTTCCGACAGGCTGAGGATGTCGATGCCTATATGAAAGAGTATGTGAAGAAGTCTGTCAAGCCTAAGCAGGAGATCGACTCTTTCATGCAATGGGATAAGGCCCGGGAAGGGTATTGAGTGCCCAAGTTTATACAAATTCTTGAAGTAGCCAGAGTCCTCTTTGCACTAGATGAGAGCGGGACTGTTTGGTATTACAAATCTGCTGAAGACGGCTGGGAATCCTGTAATGCGAAAAGGACTATAGTAAATAATTCACAATGACATTCACGGCTAAGGTTCTTAAAGAGTGGTTGAACTGGAAAGATGAAGTTGAGAAACAACCCCATAGTAATCTCTTCCGGTATGACCCCCGAGGACATCCAGACGTGATTGAACTTGTTAAGTATGCCCTGGTCCTCACAGAGGAAAAGGGGAATAGTGACTGATCCTTACTGCTGCGTCTGCGAGCCTGAGAAGGTCCCGCTACGGGTCCATGGAGTCACCCTTCATCTCTGTCTCCAGCATCGAAACTCCTACGAGTTCAAAGTATGGCCCCCATCCAAGCCAACAATGAGTGAGCCTAAAGGTATCCAAGCATGAGTGGTGTGCGTCGTATCCGTCTAGCGAATGATGAATCCATTCTCCAGGATGGTCCGAAGAGTAAGACCATTATCATGGACATCAAGAATGATGATCCGGCAAATAAGTTCACCAAGACCCATGAACGTAAGAGTCTCGGTGGGGATGTCAAGGCCCCCCGGAAGACTAATGTCTTGACCCTCAAGATTACGAATAGTGAGAACGAGGGATATATGCGTAACACTCCACCCCCGATCAGCAATGAGCGCCCCTCGCGTGGTGAGGGTCCGTCTCAAAATTACAATGCCGGGGGCAGGTAGAAAGGATCTCAGTGGAAACCAATGAAACGGATGCACAGGTAGATTCATCCCCTACCCCCGCTGCGGGAGCAGAGTCGGCCCTAGAGTCCGCTAACTCTAGTCAGGGTGAGGTCCCTGTACAGAACCTTATTGGTGAGTTCAACCGGAAGTTTGGTCAACTACAGAGACAGATTGAAGCTCTCTCTGCTAACCAGACCATGGCTCAACAGACTGCCTATGTTCCGCAGCCTCAGTATAACGCCCCCTCGGATGAACAGCTGTGGGAGGCTGCGAAGCAGGGGGATAGGTCGGCCTTTGAGGAATACCAGCGGAGGATCGCCTCTCGGGAGATTCAAGGGACTCTCCAGTCACAGAATGTCGTCAACCTTGTAGATAGACAGATGCAGGTGGTGATGCAGAAGTATCCAGTTCTCCAAGATGCTTCTCATCCCCTTACTCAGACGGTAGCCCACACGTACCGTCTCCTCGTCCAGTCTGGATTCCCACAGAACAAGGGGACCATGCTGGAAGCTGCTAAGACCGCTATAGCCGATAACCCCACCATGATCGCCCAGATGCATTCCGAGGGTGTCATCGCAGGGGAGCAGAATCGTCGAAGTGCCACAAGTGTAGCCCGTGCTGGTCAGACGGGTGTGACCTATAGGCAGGGGGGTGGATCAACCACCCCAAAGGCTCCTCAGATTACTCAAGAGGTGGCTGACCTTGCCAAGAAGATGAATGTTAAGGACCCCGCTGGGGCCATCCAGAGGTTCAAGGAACGGCGGGCCAAGGGGACTTCCCAGATCGGTGCGGTTGGGGCATTTCTCGATGATGAGGATCTATAATGCCTAATATCCGAATCGGGTCGAAAGATCTCTTGGATGAGTATAAGAGTTCCCTTCCACAACCAGAAGTGCTTGGTGTGGTGAAGGACACCATCACTGACCCATCCATTACGGAACATGCTGTTGGGTGGGCCACTGCTAATGGTGGCAACATTGATATGACCGATCCTCCGCCCCCGTGGGTTACTGAGGATTCAGAATATGCAGCTTCGGATGCCAGAAGGTTCGTTGATGTTCCTGCAAATTGGCGTATCAGGTGGTTTAATCCTCGTCTAATCGAGCAGAATGGGTGGAACTACTGGAAACCCATTTCTTCTAGTGATCCTCGTGTAAAAGTTAAGGTTGTTTCTATGATCGCCCCAGATGGCAATGTTAGACGGGGTGGTTTCAATAATGGTGATGTTCTCTGTTGGATGTTTGAGACGTGGTATCAGGAATTGAGGAAACTAACCCATAAAGCTACGGCTCTGTTAACTCAAGCAGCCGTCGATCAGCAATCACAACTTGCCCAAGATATGAATCGGGGGAAGTTCGGACCCTATATTCATATGGATAGTGTGAAGCACCCCACGCACACAATGGCGGAGGGGTTGTCCATGAGAAGGGACCCGTAGGCTTCACAAAAGGATTTCTAAACCGTGCCGTATAACAAACCAGGAGTTCCCACCTACTTCGGCTTCGTGCCGGTGCAGGCTCCACAAGGGGCAGTGGTGAGTAACTATTACCTAGTTACTTCCAGTGCTACTGCGGGGCCGAACATCTTCAGAGGTGATGTACTCGTCTATACCTCAATGGGCACCGTCAAGCCTGCCCCTGCGGGTGGACTCACCCAGTTCACCTCTAGCATGTCATACGTTGGTGTATCAGCCCAGTTCTTCCCTGCGGGGGCTGGTTCTACGAGTGCGACCATTAATAGTACTCAAATGATTCTGGTATACGATGATCCCCTCCAGAAGTTCATGGTCTCGGATACCAGTAGCGGACCTATTGGTACCCCAACGGGTCTGTTTAAGAACTATGCCATCCTGACCACGGGGCCTGCTGGAGCAGCCTTCGCTCCTTCAACCACCCTCGGTCAGTCTGCCATGGCCCTCAACGGCGTGGAATCCAGTGTGGCTGGTATCTTCCACGTCACCGCCCTTCACCCCATGGAGGCTGGGTATCCAGGTTCCTCGGGCACCGCTTCTACTTCCAACACTAGGAAGTGGATTGGTCAGTTTGCTACCGGTGTTCTCAGTGTACCGTCCACGTCGCTCACCGCCGTGGCGAATACTTCGTCGTAAGGGAGAGACTAGATGCCTACGCTTAGAACAACTCTCCCTCAGCTGTACCTGCAACGGCTACCCTTCCTGGAGGATGTTCTCTTTGATGAGCTGCCGATCGAAGCAGGCGTATGGGCACGGATTCTGAAGGTGCGAGACATGGGTAACAAACCCTTTGTCAAGACAACCACCGTCGGTTCCTTCGGGACGGTGCCGATCAAGGCTGAGGGTGCTGCGGTGACTTATGAAGATCTGGCGAGTGGGTTTGATGCCACGTATCAGGCTGATACCTATGAACTAGCCTTCCGTACCAGTAAAGAGGCTCTCGATGATGAGCAGGAGGAAGTGGTTAGTGATGCTGCTCGCGCCCTTGGGTCTAGCTTTAACTATACCTATGACGTTGACCATGCCAATATTTTCAACAATGGATTTACCAGTACAGTCGGTAGTCCAGATGGTGTGGTGCTCTTCAGCACGGCCCACCCGCTCATCGGAGGTGGTTTCGGAACCAACCGACCGGCTACGGATGGAGATCTGTCGGTAGCACAGTTGAGGGTGGGTCTGAATGACATCGCCCAGACTGTGGATGATGCTGGGAAGCTACTTCATTGGAGACCGAAGGTTCTTTTGGTCCCCTATAACACCAAGTGGCTAGCTATGGAGTTGATCGGTAGTGAACTCCGTGCGGACACTGCTGACAATGCCATCAATGCCTTCAAGGATGATGGTCTCGTCGTCGTAGCAACCCCGTACCTCACGGATGCGAATGCATTCTTCCTCCTGTCGGAGCCGACGAAGCATAATGTCCGCACCTACTGGCGGGAGCGTCCCAATGTCCTCCACGATTGGGACTTCGAGACCAGTTCGATGAAGGTCAAGATCCGTGGCCGTTGGAAGCGCGGATGGTCGGACTGGAGATGTGTCTACGGTACGTCAGGTTCCTCGTAACACAGTCTCCCGTGGGCTATGGTGCCTACGGAGAGGAGGTAACATGGCGTGGTTTCACATTCCGATCCGAGTAGAAGGGTTTGACCAACTACTCGACATAGGAGAACGCTTAGTGGCTCAATTGGATGACCTGAAACAGGTGATGTCGGAAACGAGTGATCGTCTCGCTGGTGTAGCGACCCAGGTGGCTGCATTGGCGAGTGAGGTGGCGGATCTCATT